CACCTTTTGAATTTTGAAATTAAAATAGTATAATTGTATCGACAAATATGAAAATGGATATCAAACAAACGGTGATTGATTTGCTAACGCAGTACACCGACTTCAAGGACAACGACCAACAATTGGTTGCATGGTATTGGAAATTGGAAATGGAGGCGATGGGTTACCCATCATCCAACACCCCAACCGCTCACTTCTTAAAATTAATGGCATTCGGAAGGTTAACATCCTCCGACACCATTACACGGGTTCGTAGATTGGTGCAAGAAGAAACACCCGAATTGCGTGGTAAAAAGTACGATGAACGCCAGGCCAAACAATCACAAGTTAAAAAGGATTTAGGATATTGAAATGACAAACAATAAACAACAGACGGCAGTGGAGTGGTTCTTAATTGAATGCGGAAAATATGGTGATACTGCACAAATTCCAGATGAAGTAATTGACCAAGCCAAAGAAATGGAGAAGGAAAGAATTGAAACTGCATACAACAAAGGAACAGTTCATGGAATTGATTATCCTGAAAGTACACTACCAATAACTGGTGAACAATACTACAACGAAACCTACGGAGGAGGTGAGCAATGACAAAAAATAAACAACAAACGGCAGTTGAGTGGTATGCTGGTAGACATTATGATCTAGAATGTTTGAGGGATTTTGGAGCAATTTCGATAGTTGAATACTATCAAGAATTAACAAAAGCAGTACAACAAGCCAAAGAAATGGAAATCGCAGGAAAGGAAATGAGTTATTCTGATGGGTATGCGGAGGGTTATAAACGGGCATTGGATTACATGACCATGTCAATTAAAAACGCAATTGAAACAAAATAATGTTAAACGAAGAAATTACACCCATAGACCAGTTGATTGAATGGTTGCAGATAAACCACAACATCACCATCCCCACGGATTTATTTCACGAATTGAAACGCGATGAAAAAATCCACGCCCAATGGTGGTATAACAAAGGATTTGCAAAAGCCAAATCAATCTATTTAGATTCAGAATGAAACATTTGGAAAGCCGTATGCAAGTGCAATGTGTAAAGTGGTTTCGACTACAATACCGCCAAGTAGGGGATTTATTAATCCATGTTCCTAATGGTGGTTCACGCGATTTGTTTACGGCCCAAAGGTTAAAAGCGGAGGGGGTTATCCCAGGGGTTTCGGATTTGGTATTGTTTATGCCCAACCTAACCCACCACGGGTTATTCATTGAGTTAAAAATCAAACCGAATAAGCAATCCGAACATCAAAAGAAGTGGCAATTAATGGTCGAGGCCATGAATTACAAATATGTGTTGGTATATTCGTTTGAGGATTTTATTGTGCAAATAGAAAGTTACTTTGATAACGCTTAACGATATCGCCAAACGCCACATTGAATGGATTAAAATAGCCAAATACTTGGGTGCGAATCGGGATGAGGTCGATGATATGGTGCAAACGATGTATTTGAAGTTGGGTGAAATACAAATCAAAGAAGGTTCACTAAACAGATTCGCCAATTATAACGGAACAATTAATACCATCTATCTTTTCAAAATGCTACACAATGCGTTTATAGACATCAAACGGGCGGAAAACAAGACAATACCACACCAAGACCAATTTAACCCCGTAGAAAGCCCCGAAATGGCTGAAATGGCACACATGGACTTGATGGGTGAAGTAAAGAAAGCAATTGACGACCTTCGCGATTATGACCAAATGTTATTGGAATTGCATTTTGTGTACGGACATTCGATGCGGGACATTGAAAAAAAGACGGGCATTCCAACCCATAGTGTTTTTAACTCAATCAAAAACGCCAAACAATTTATTAAACAAAGAACAACGGTAAAATATAAAATTTATGCAGAAGAAAAACGAAACACGGAAGAAGTACACCGAATCACGACCATCCATCGGAGTGGGGGATATGATTCAGAAGGTGACACAAGCCACGGGGATTGAACTTGCCACCAAATTTTTGATGGGCGAGGACATTAAAGAAATCCCAAATTATGATGGGTATTTTATTGCCAATACGGGTCAAGTTTTTTCAACCCGTGGTAGGTGGGGTACAGAATCTCAAAAAGAATTAAAACAAACCCCGCAAAATGGGTACCCATCGGTGACACTATATAAGACGGGCAATAAAGGAAGCGGATATGGTGATACATTGTATGTGCATAGATTATTGGCCGAGGCCTTTATCCCAGTTATTGACGGAAAAACATTTGTAAACCACAAAGATGGGAACAAAGAGAATAACGCATTGGATAATTTGGAATGGGTAACACAACAAGAAAATAACTTACACGCGTTTCAAACGGGGCTTATGACACAATTAAAATATACCAAAGAACAACACATGGAAGTGTTAGACCGCTATCATGTTAAAGGTCAAAAACAAGTTGACATCGCAAATGAAATGGGTGTACCTACACACTTTGTCAATGATTTAATTAGCAAAGGAACGGGAGTTCGCTCACAAGGTCTAGGAGATGATATTGAAAAGTTTTTGAACCAACCATTAATGAAACCAATTACCGAAAAAGTAAAAAAGTTGATTTGGAAGGATTCGGTAGATTGTGGATGCGATGCCCGTAAACACAAATTGAACAAAATGTTCCCAACCCGTCAACCATTATGTATGACGGAGGATGAATATCATTGGTGGACACATTTTAAGACAGTAAACGACACGACATTGGCCCCAATGGAGGCGAACAAGATAGCGGAAATATGGTCACGGATATTCCGTTCAAAAAGAATTTACAAGCCATGTTCGTGCAACCCCAAGGCATGGCAAAACATGATAAACGAATTAACCCAGGTGTATGAAACTTACGAGAAACCTTTGTGATTGTTGTGACCACCACAAAGAATCAACAAAAGAACTCATAAACGAAACGGGGCCAAACATTGAACCCAACCAAATTTATATGTGTATAAAATGCAGACAACAATTTCAAGACAGAGCAAAATGGGGGCCGTGGTTACTCGCCGCCAAAAACTTGCAAAGCAATACGCCATAATTATTTTACGCGAGGACATGGGCAAAACATGGGAACAAGTGGGAATATCAATGGGCATTAGTCCAAGGGTATGTAATGAACTATATTTACAAGCGATACGAAATGAAGCCGTGGACAAAGATATATTTAGATTACTTTGGGTATGACACCAATAGTTTTATTCCGTGTGAGGTGTGCGGAAGCCAGGCGGTGGATATTCACCACATTCATCCACGGGGAATGGGAGGCACAAAAACAAAGGACACCATCGAAAACCTTATGGCACTTTGCAGAAAACACCACATCGAAATGGGTGACAAGAAACAACACATGGACTTTTTAATTATCACACATCAAATAAAACTAAACAAATGATTGAGGCATACAACATAAACGAGATACACCCCAACGAGGCAAATCCAAGGACGATCCGCGATTCCAAGTTTGAGCAATTGGTGAAGTCAATCCGAGAATTTCCCGATATGACGATGGTTCGCCCATTGATTATCAACCAAGACAATATAATTCTGGGTGGAACAATGAGATACTTGGCAATGAAGGAACTTGAATTTGCAACCATCCCGTGTCAAAAGGTAGATTGGGATGAGGCAAAGCAACAAGAATTTATCATTAAAGACAACCTAAATTTTGGCGAATGGGATTGGGATGCACTTGCCAACGATTTTTATCCCGATGATTTGGAAAATTGGGGATTAGAATTTCCTAACATTGTGGATGATGTGCAGGACGAACCAACCATTGATACCCAAAAAATAACATTGGAGTACACGCCCGATGAATACAAGCAAGTAAAAAAAGCACTACAAAAAATAGCATCAACCCCCGAACAAGCCGTTTGGAAATTATTAGAATTATGAAAGCATGGCGAGAAACCAACCGAACAATTCCCATTGATAATGAATGGGTATTAATTGACACCAAACAAATAGGGTACATAATGGAAGACCAATGGTATTTGGCCCACGATGATTCCCCAATCGCCACACCATTTATGTGGATGCCCATCCCAATTTTGCCTTTCGATTGATTATGACACCACAAGACAAAGCCAAAGAGTTGGTTGACAAATTCACCGTGGTTGGATTGC